CTTGATGCCTGTGCCCTACAAGCTTACACTGAATCTGGATATATGGACTTCAAACACCAATCAAAAGTTTCAGTTGCTGGAACAGATACTGACCTTGTTCAATCCCAGTTTGGAAATACAAAGCACCGACAACTACATTGACTGGACCAGTTTGAGTGTGGTTGAGCTAGAAAGTGTGCAATGGAGTAGTCGTACCATTCCTGTGGGTACTGAAAACCCCATTGACATTGCTACCTTGAGATTCAACTTGCCAATCTGGATATCCAGTCCTGCCAAGGTCAAGAAGCTGGGCGTGATTGAACGTGTGATTGCATCCATCTACGATGCGCAAGGTGATGCTATCAATGCTATTACCAACAGCGATTTGTTGTTGGGCACTCGTCAAATTATTACTCCTTACAACTACAAGATTGTGTTGATTGGCAATCAAGTTCAGGTATTGCAAGAACGCACCATTGTGGATCAAACCAATCAAAGTCTTGTACCTCCTACCATTGTGTCTAGCAGCAACGTGATGTGGCCTTCTATAATAGGTATGTATGGTGTGTTGAGACCAGGTATTAGTCAACTCAGATTGGATCAAGATGATGGTACTCAAGTGATTGGCACCATTGTGGTTGATCCCAACGATGAACGATTTTTGTTGTTTAGCGTTGATGAAGACACTGTGCCTCAAAACACTCTGTTGCCTGTGGATGCTGTGATCAATCCTTTGGTCAGCGGGCCAGGACAAGGTTTACCAAATCCCGTAGCCGGACAACGATACTTGTTGACAGAATCAACTGGTGCTGATGGCAACGTTGGGCCTGCTGCGGCCTGGGTAGGACCCAGTGGTCGTCCGCTAGTAGCAGAATACAACGACATTATTCAATTCAATGGGTCAAGATGGGACGTGGCATTTATGGCCAGCACACAGCCCGGTGATCAGTACGTCACAAATTTAACCACAGCACTACAGTATCAATGGACAGGTCAACAATGGATCAAAAGCTATCAAGGAATTTACCCCGGCGGGCAATGGAATCTGGTATTGTGAACGCAGTAGGAGTTTGGTTTCGAAGCAATCAAACTGGCCGCTATCTTTACTTGTTGCGCAACGATCCCAAACATCCTGGAGCATGGGGACTGCCCGGCGGCAAAATAGAAACAGGCGAAACCTTGTTGGGCGGCATGGAGAGAGAATGTCAGGAAGAACTAGGCAGCTTTCCTGTTTACCAACGCTTGATTCCCATTGAAAAGTTTACATCCGCAGATTCAGCATTTGTGTATCACACATTTGTTTGTGTAGTAGAATCTGAATTTACTCCTGTGCTCAACAACGAGCACCTGGGATATGCCTGGATTGACGAAGGTACTTGGCCTAGACCCATGCATCCAGGCCTGTGGAGTACCATAAACATTGACGCTGTACAAAACAAAATCCTGCGTGTACAGCAGGATCTTGTTTGAAGTTGATTAAGCCTGTGATTCCTGGAACTGCAACTGAACTTCACCCACTGGGCTTGATTGAGCTGTCAGTGCTGTGACCTGAATAGCCAACAACTCTGGTCCATTAGGATACACACCTGTACCAGGTACTGCACTGGTACCAATCTGTTTGACAGAACTCAAGTCCAACACACCAGCATTGGTTGTGGAGATTGGAATCGCAAACAGTCGCTCTCCACCCACAATCTCAGTTGTAACCGCTTGTATTGTCAAGCTCAAGTCGTTAGCAGGTGTTGCGCCGCCTAGAGCATTGCCCAGAACCTTCACAGTATCACCAACCTGATACCCTGTACCAGCATTTTGAATTGTGATTTGTACAGTGTTGTTGGTATACACTGTGCTGGTTGGTGTCAACTGCACAGTAACGTTGGCTGTGGACCCCGAGCTTGACACATTGGTCAGAGTCAATCCACTGAAGGTTCTGATTGCTGTGCCACCAAATGTAACTTTTGTTCCTGACTTGCTGAAACCGCCAGTTGATCCAAACAAACTGGATGTTACACCACCTGTGGTTTCACTGGTGTATCGCGGTGAAGTAGAGAACTGTGAGAAGCTAGGCTGGAAGCCACCACCAATGTTGTTGAGTCCACTGAAGTCGGTAGTGGTAGCATCAATGTTGGATGGGTTCAAAATACCCTCAATCAAGTAACGACCTGCGCTGACCTGAAGAGTCATGTTGGACAGAGTCAACTGTGCGCGGTTGATCAGTTCTCGCTCGCCTAGTTCGCCAATAATACCATTGCTTACTGACGGACTCAATCGCATAATAAACACAGTTTGTTTTGCTCCAACTGTGCTAGGCAAACCATAGTTGGTACGGTTGAATGTGAACTGATAGCCTTCGTCAGAGTCAAAACTGCCGTCCATGATAACTGAACTACCCCAGTGATTGACTAATGGAGTACAAGTGTTGGAGATCAAGATTACACCTGTATTGTCTGCATGACTCACTGCTGAACTTGATGTAAAACTACGACTAGCTCCTTCTACCCACTGCGTGAATGTGGCTGCTCGAGTGCATCCTGTTAGGTCGTTGCCGCTTTTGCCTGAGTACTTGATCACTTCACTGTCAATCATTACAAACACAGGATAAGTCACACTGGCTGCAGGATACTGACTTGCATCACGCAGGGAGATAGTGGTCTGACTTGAATCAATTGCACCGTCGAGACCTGTGGTTGGTGTTTCGTTGATAGCTTCGTAACGAGCAGGCAAGTTACCAGAACGCATAAAGGCTTCGTTGTTGCGGTTGTTGTTGGGCAAGCGATGTGCCATTATGAATTTGCCGTCTTGTCCACGAACCATCCATTGCACATATCCAGCACCGTACCATGAGTATTCTACTCCCAACATCTGCATCTTGCTGGGGTTGATAGTGTAACCACTGTAGCCTGTACCGTCTAAACGATCCACGTTGAAGTTGTCTTGGATAACTCGAATTTCGTCTCGCACCGTCATTTTGACACGAGTTTGATTTTGTACTCCGCGGAATGTAGGTACCACTGTGATACGGTTGTTGTCCAACACACTGGCCACTGTGTGGGTCATGCCTTGAATAACCACTGTGTCACCGTTGTTGAGCTGTTCTTGGAATCTACATGTACCGTCTCCTGTGACCAAGTTAGAACCCACACCAACTGACACAAATCCTGCCAATTGCAGTGTGCTAGAACGCTGTACCACGTTGAGTGTTTGGCCGTTGTGTTCCCAATACATTCCGTTTTGATCGTCCATCATACCAGCACGAATACTGGAACCATGCCATCCAGTAACGTTCACACGAGGCTGTTGGCCTAGTTCAGGTGCTACAGATCCCAAAGAATTTTGGGCCACAACTACAAATGCCGTGTCACTGCCAATACTGGTCACTGTGTAGTCAGTGTCGTTGTATCCTGATGTGGTAATGCCTGACAAATCAACCACAGCACCAGCATTGAGGCCGTGTTCAATGTCAGTGGTCACTGTGATGTTGCTGCCTACTGATGTACCTGCTGCCACAATGCTAAAAATGTCAAACGTTGGCTTCAGCATGGTACCAGATGTAAACAAGATACCTTTACCAGACTGATAACGGAAGTATTTTTTGGTTTGACGCACAGCACTAGCACCACGTGTGGGTGTGCCTGGTCCCAAAATAACACCACCGTCAAATGGTCGGGGCAAGAACACAGCATTGCTGCGAACATTGACTGTGCCTGCTAGACTACCACTTACCGCTGCGCCTGCTTTGGCAGTGTATGTGAATATTGTTGTGCTGGGCACTTCAGTAACAAAGAAGCTGCCTGTGGCATATGCTTGGTTGGTACCTGCTGTCAATGCCACAATGATTGGTGTTCCAGGCACAAGACCGTGTGCATACTGTGTGGTCACTGTGATAGTGCTGGGAGTTGCGCCATTACTCGCAATACTAACCACGTCAAGGTCAGCACCAGTGTATTGGAATGCTTCACGGACCACTGAATCAATCTGGTTGAGTGGATAACCCACTGCTGTGCCTGTTGTTCTTGGTGGATAGAATGCAAAGTTGTCGTCATTAGAGTAGTACACATAGCTTACACCACTTGCGTTGGTACTGGCTTGATTTTGTGCGCTGACATAATCGCCTGCCGCCAATCCATGGCTGGTGGCATTCACTGCTACTTGTGGAATATCAGGGTTTCCGGTA